TGTGAATTTGATAAGTGTTGCTCAAATTGACCAAACTCATTTGTAAAAGCTCTCTCGTGCCATTGGTTTGTGGTTAGGTCCAGAACAAGGCTCGTTTCAAGGCCGCCGCCAGTCAACACATAGAAAGCATGGCCGTCTTCTTGATAGGTGTATGCCTTCAGATTCGCTTTGTCTGTGGCCGCAAATATCTTTAACTCAATAGGGGTATTGGAAATTCTTTCAGCCGTAGTAACTCCTCTTGCGCGGTAAACAATAGACGATCCGTTGCTATCCTGCCCTACCCACACAATCGAGTTATCAATTTCAACAACAGAATAAGGCGACACGCACCCCGTTTGGATAACGGCTCCAGAAATACGTCGGAATGGGAAAGGACTAGATCCCGTATTAGTCCAAATCTCAACGGTTCTATCGCCTAAGAGCCATAGCTGTCCTACCGCCCTGAATACCGCAACGAGTTTGTCTGGACTGCTTTCAGCGGTTGCGAACTGAAGGGCGCTCCATGACAGGCCATTTTGAAGATCTGATATGTAGAATCTATCAGAGTCTAGCTCCGATATAATAAAGTACCCGTCAAGATAGCAAATTGTTGAGGCATTTGGTAAGTCGGAATCAGTGACAATCTGAAAGTTATTTGTTGCATAAGTAAAGATGTAGACCTTGATCCCATCACAAATAGCTAACTGTGTGTCATTCTCTGCTATTGTGACATAGCCAGATGATTGATTTAATGACCCTCTAGAGGTAGCCGCACCATCAGATGTTATCTCGAATAGGCGACTATCTGACACAAAGAAGGCTCTACCATTTGAACTTGAGAATCCACCACGAATAGGCCCTACACCGCATGTAGAAAATAATTCAAGTCCGGGAGTCCCGTACATAGCAGAGACCTCTTTTCCTTGCTGATCAAATACAGGGAATAGGTTAACAGACCTTTCAGCGTTGAATGGAAGGCTTCTTTGCTGATAAGTCGGGCCTACGATACCAATACGCAATTCTCATCCCTCCTTTTGTGAACCCAGTTCCATCCAGTTTTATACTTGGCTGACTTAGCGGTACTTAATGAAATTCCGTACTTTTTAGCAATAATAGATATTTCAGCGTATGTTTTTGTTAGATTAAGCTCGTCAATTATCTGGCTTGCCTGCTCGAATGAATTATAAAGCTGATTCTTTCTTCTATTTTTTGAAGAGCAATCAGCCTGATTTTCTGATGGCGTTCCCCAGAAAAGATGTTTAGGATTAACACATTTCTTGTTATCGCAAGTGTGGCAAGCAAATTTGTTATCCGGAAGCTCTAATGTTTTAAGATAAAGCGCATATCTAGAAGCGCTCATCGACAGCTTTTTCCCGTTGTATCTTTTTGTCTTTATCTGTCCATAACCATTGTTAGATTGCGGGCCTACCCACAGCCAACACCCATCAGCCTTTATCACGTGCCTTAAAAATCTTTTTTCCATATTCTCATCTTGCTTGAGTTTATCTATTTTATTCATTGTTCTCTCCTTTTATAGAGAGACTATTATATCAGGATATAACCACTGCAACCATATTTTTCATATGTACCTTGCGCTTCTAATCTCAAAAGACCCTGCATCAACAAGTGCGGGGCAATCGGCGGTTTTATTCTTTGCAACGGAAATCTTAATGTTTGCCAGAGAACTTTTGGCGATAGCTGCGGTGCTTTGAGGTATTTCTTGACCATACTCAGCCGCAATATCTACAGCCAGATTGTTAATAATGGCTCTTTCCCATCCGGGAGGAAGCTCTACCTCGTCACCAATATCAAAGTCGCTTAGTTTCTTCTGGCTCAACAGGAATAGGCTCAATCCTATGGACGGAACTGGATAAAGCCTTATTTTCGCCAGCGGGAAACCGTTGTCAAAGTTGTAAAACTCTGGAATTCCCAGTGTATTCTTTGTGATAATATCGTTGTTGTAGTTGATATCTGACATTCTGCCCAAGGCGTAGTCAGTATTTCCCTGCCTTACATAGGCAGCCGAAATAAACAGTGGGCGCGTTGTATTAAAGTCCCCTCCGGTTCCTATAGTATATTCAGCATCCCCTGAGTTTATAGTGAAAGTCTCCCAAGCGCTTGCATAAACCATAAGAGATTCATTTGACCATGAATCAATGAGGGCATTTAGCGTATCAACGCCATCTTGGGTTTCATCAGCAGAAGGCTCCTCATCTTTGGTTATGACACCAACTTTCTGAAGAGCCTTCTTGACGATGTTTCTTGCCGTAGCCATTAACTTAGCAATCCAGATAGCTTACTTTGCGTGTCTGCTAGGCTCTTATCAATCAGGGCCTTATTTTTAGTAGCCTCAGCAACTTGCAAAGAAATATCCGTGACCTTTTGTTGAAGTTTAGCATAGGTATCTTCTGCATCTTTAACTTTAGCGCTTGCTGCATCCACGATCTTTTGAGCTTCAGCTTTCGCTTTCTCAATAATTATGGCTGCCTCTTGTTCTTTCTTAATAACCGCATCGCTTGCACTAGATGAAAGCTCTTCAAGGGAAGATTTTTTCTTCTTAACATCATCTACCAGCTTGTCGCGCTCGGATTTAAGTGAATCAATGTTATCTTTTAGCTCTTTTTCGTAACCAGCTAGCCCTTTTAGGTTGTTAAGGAAGTCAATCGCCCCCTCATACACCTTGCGATTATTCAGTTCTTTCTGAACAATCAACTGTAGCTTTTCAATTTCATTGAGATTCATTATACTGGCCCTTTCGCGCAAATAATCGCTGTTAGTGACGTAGATCCATCCCCAGCAGTGACGTTTGGTCTAATGTAGCGCGGGTTCTCAATAATCTGTTCCCCCAGTGCCGCACCTACAATGGTGTTTGCAGAAGGATCAGTTAAAGTAAACCAAATAGCGCTTGATGGGGCTGTAATGACGCGAGGATCGTTAGATCCCTGCATAGTAATAACACCACCAGTCCCTGCTGTTCCGAAGATCTGTACGCATTTATCAGATAATCTAGCGCCGTTTTCATAAGGCTGGCCAGTGTCACCATTAGCCATAGGACCCCATGTTACTATTTGGACGTTACCTAAATTATTAGATGAGTTGTTAATAATGGCCATTATTCACCTACCTTTGGTTTCTTAGCTTTCGGTTCTTTAGGCTCTTCAACTTTAGATTCAGTTTCAGCAAGTTCCCAACCAAGCGCCAAAAGCTCGTTGGTAAACTTAGCATCCACTTCTTTAGTTGCGTCACCTTTGATAAACTTAGTCATGTTGTGACCTCCTAAACTCTAATAACAGTCATTGATCCGTTAGCAAGAACAACCGTGTCAGTGCCGTTTGAGGCGTTCTGCGCTGCTTGAACGACAAGTGTACCCGCTGCGTTTACGACTACCGTGGCACTCAACTCTACCAAAACAGCCGCAGATGTTGCCCCAACTCCGGTGTTTAAACCCGATGTCGTGGTTGCTACAGCAAGTGCCGAAGCTGTCATGATCTTAGCAGTAATGTTGCTTGATGTTAGAGTTAGTGTGTCAGACGTGTTAAGGGCGACCTTAATACCACCAGAAGCTCCTGCCGTACATGGGAGTACAACTCGGACAACGTACGTTCCGCCAGCAACAAGTGTCGCGGACAGGCCAGTGATTGATTCGAGCGTAGTGCTAGCATTTTTGGTTAGGGCAGATGTTACCGCAGATGCTTGGGTTTTTGCATATAGCTCTGTGAAGTTCGAATTTGTCTGCGTGCGGAGTTCATAATCAAATGCGCCTTCGTTTACTAAATTTTCTCTAGTCATTTTATATTCCTTTTAAAAGAGGGGGGAAGGTTTCCCCTCCCCCACATTGTTTAAGCAAGCACACAAGCCCATTCTGGACGAGGAGCCGCAAGGCCGCCCAAAATATCTAGACGTAAGACCATTGAACGCTTAACCTGATCCCAGTCATAGACTACAGCGATGTTGAAACCTTTGTAGCTATGTTGGCCAGCGAATTCAGCGTACTTAGGCATTACCAACGGAACTGTTGCTAATCGGAAAGCGCTTTCATGGTAAGTGATGTTCTTAGTGAAAGCCTGAGAAGCAGAGCCGAAGAAGGTGATAACCGCAGTAGACTGAGGGAAAGCATCCACGTTCTGAAGTGTTCCGGTTGTATAGATAGCCGGAGCAAAACTTACAGTACGTGTAGTAGCCGCTTCACCAGCAACATCAGCAGTCACAACGAATTGCTGAAGGGAAGGGTAAACTTTACGAGTCTGAGGGTGTACAGCGTACACGCCAGCGATTGTAAAGATCTGACCTTTCTTCAAAGTACCCGTTGGGTTAGTGATGCCAGCCATAACGATAGAGCTTACACCTTGAGTGCTTAAAGTTGCGTTTACAGTCACGCCAGTAACATCGTTACCGTTCGTGTGAGATTGCAACATTTCGCTTTCGAGCCACTTGAATCCATCAGCTTGACCGATATAACCCTGCTTGTACTGCTCGGAAATCTCGGTAGATGATTGGAAAAGACCTTTGCGAGCGTTTACTGCTGAACGACCTGCTGTAGAGTCAAACAGGAAGAATCTGTTGTCGTCTTTAGGGCAGAGCATTTTGTTCATGTATTCACGCGCCTGAAGAACAAGATCAGTGTCGAAAACTGTCGTTCCGGGCGTACCAACAGCGTTGAAGATTTTGTTAGTAGCTTGCAGAAGAACTTTGTTTTCGAAGTCATGAGCCATAGTAACGGCTGCTGGCTTGATTACACGCTCCATTAACTTTTTGATATCAAGATCTGTCGCAAATTCCAAAGTGTTAACTTCGAAGGCTTGAGAAGAAACGATATCAAGAGTCATAGGAACGGTTGTTTCAGTGATTGTTCCGATTGTACCAGTTTGGTCGAATGTAGAAGTCGGGGCACCGCGCAATGGAAGGTTGATATAAACTGTTTCACCAGCTTTATAGTCATTCTTACCATCGTAGTCGGAAGCATCGGCTTTGTCGATTGTCTTACAGAATTGAAGGTTGTCTTCAAAGATTCCTGCTGCGGCTTTGGCGATAATGCCTCCGACGTCTTTGACGTTACTAATTACGTTAACCATTGTTTTTTACCTTTTGTTATAGATTCCAATGCTTCATAAGGTCTTTAGCGTCCATTGAAGCAATGTCTCTGGTTGATTTACTAGTACCCCTAGCCGCTGATAGCGGTTTTGGCGCACCACTTGTTTTCTTTTGCTGTAGCATCTGTTTCCCTCTTATTTCGGCTTGCGTTAAGTAAGACGCCGCCATTTGAGGTGACATTTGCGCTACACGCTCCAACATTCCTTCTTTAGCTAGGGCATAAAAGGCGGCAGGTGCATCATCTAACTCAAGAAACAGTCTCTCGACTGCTGGACTTGCGTTATCTAAAACATCACCATACTCTTCCACCATCTCTGCAAATTCAGGAGTGACTTTGATATACTCGCTTGCTTTTTGTGCAACGCTCGTTTCTCTTTCCTGAACCCACTGCGCTTGCTTTAGCTGTTCGGGTGTTGGTTGATTGTTCTTTGGAAGCTGATCTTTGATCTCGTGCATGATCGTAGCCTTCAAATAATCGCCGTAATTGTCAAAGTCTTCCTCACGAGGAGCGCCTTGAGCCTGTTGATTTGGCGTATTATTAGTTGGTTGCTGTTGCACTTGAGGTTGAGGCGCATACTTGCGTAGCATATCAACTTCAGCTCTTAGTCTAGCAATTTGTTTATCGCGTCTGCTTAACGCGTTTACTGCCTTCTTTGGAAATGGGGTTTCGACAGCATCTGGGGCTTCATTGGCCTCAGTCGCTTGTGATTCCGTCTCATTTACCGCAGCGGCGGGTGCTTCAACTTCAGCATTGGTTGCAACAGATTCCTGTGCATTAGCTGGGGCGAGCGTATTTGTCTCCATAGTTTAGTCTCCTTGGTAGTATGCGGCTTGATTGCCAGCAATTGGTGGGGGTGTGGCTGGCTCTTTGGCCGCCTCTATAAAAGATAGCTGTACCTCTTGCTGTTTTAATTCCAGCTCGGTACGCTTTAAAGCAAGCTCTTCGCGCTTAACTTCTGCCTCTAGCATAACCTTTTTTTCTTCAAGTTGCAACTTCAACACTTCAAGTTCGTTCTTAACCTGATCTTGCTCAACGCTCGCAGCTTCTGATTGAGCCTTTAATTGAAGCTCGGCTTGCTTGGTAGAAACATCCTCTTGAAGAGTTTCCATTTCCTGCGTTAGTTTCAGAATAACCTGCTTGGATTGCTCTAAGGCTTGAGTCAGTTGCATTTTCTCAGGGTCTTGCTCGCTCTCATTCTCTCCAAGAACATTAGGAGGAATGACGCGCTTTAATCTGTCAGACAATGCTTGTGCGCCGGGCATATCCATATATTTAAATAGCAAATCTCCGGCAATTTCCATCAATTGAGGTTGTTTAGTGAATATGTCGGTGTAGAATTGTGCGGCTTCTTGACGTTGCGTTGTGAATGACGGCCCTAATTCTACCCGAACACTATATTTCCCATTGGTGAGGTAGTAATCTTGCTCTTGACCATCAACCCTTGCGCCGTTAATACCCACCAGATCGTTATTACCTTCAGGATCAATCACCCGAACTGTGCGCGGGGTGTCATAAATAGCAGGGAGCGCACTTACAAGAACACGTCCGACCTGTGTAATCGAACGTGCGAGGTTATCTCCGAAGTGAAATACAGCAACTTCACCCTCTACCTTTCGTGCGTTGATAGCAACGCCTGAAGATTCATTGGATCGCTGACCAATAGCCGCATTATACATGCCCATTGACGCCTTAATGTCATCAACGGACGCACGAGCTGCATTTACGATGCCAACAGGTAATTGTGGCATAGGGAGTGGGTTAGGAGGGGGCATAAACTGGCCATTTACTTCCACAGGGTTATATCTCAACACCATCGCCTTGTCAGGGTTTTGGTAATCTTCCATAAAGTCTTCAGTTTGACCAACTGCCGCGATAATAGGTGACTTTGGCGACTTCATAAGGATTTGAGTCTCTACTGATTTCCAGTAGTTGAACATTCTTTGCGCTTCTTTCGACTTGCGAATAAGGCTTAATAGCTTGCGTTCGCCATCTTCCCACGCCTCCTCACCATAGACAGGGATTAAAGGAATGTATTCGCCGGGGAAGGTTGTCTCTTCAAGGATGTCAGCACCACTTAATTTGTAACGCTTAACCGTTCTACGCTCAATCATGCGGGTTTGTTCGTACTCAACACCCTCTCGGACTTCCTCAACTTGACCGTTAATGATGCCAATCTCTACTTGATTTTCTTCAATAACGAAATATTCAGCAATCGTCACTGTAGATTCATCGGTAGTTTTCTTCTCATCCACGTTGTCAGAAAATGGTATTGGATCAAATTTAGGGTATTCTTTCTTGAACTTCTCAACGGGTATATCTTCAAGAACAAAGGCGTGTTGGGCGTCACTACCATCTGATTCAATTGATCTATAGTCTAGAAACACACAAAGAGGGTTGATTACACGCCGGATGCAAAGGGCCTGATCGAATCCTTCGCCTTCATAGTCATGATCGACACGAATAAAACCAATGGATGATTTGACAGAAAAGTCCAAAGCTGCGTCATA